GGATAATAAGAAAAACAATTCCAGAGCTGTAGTTCATCAAGTCTTCTTCCGGGCAATCCACGTGGGTCAAATCCCTGTTGAATAAACGCGCTAATTGGTAGGCGATAAAATATTGCACCGTTTTCCATAATAGCATGAAATAATATGCTCCGACCTGTAAGAGCGCTAAGACCAAACACAATGCAGTCTTCAACTTCTCCGTGATGTTTTTTAAGATCATATAAATACTCTCTTTTTATTTGTGCATAAGTTGCAGGTATGTTTGCATTTAAGTAAGCCATAATTCAATATTATCATCAAAGTCCCTATAGTCTATTGTAATTTCGTCGCCTATTTTTATATTTTTTAAGGCTATACCATCTTCGTCAACAGTAGGATTATTACTGTGATTTAAATATTTTTCATTATCTATACCTAAACAATATTCATTTTCATTTTCTTCATGAGCATGTGTTTGTATAAAGTTAGCTAAAGCTAAAGGCATTTGAGGTAAATTTGTTTTGTTAAATCTTATTTCAAACTCTGGTCTTACTTCTTTTATTTTTTTACCTTTAGTTATATTTTCTTTTGAAAAAACACCAATGCCTTGAATTTTACTTTTATCTAAATAAGTGTCTATTAAAAACATTATTTTATTGTACCCCAGTTTGGTCCAGATTCATAGTCCACCTTGTTAGGTACTTCTAATTTAATCGCGGTCTCCATAATGTTTTTTATTTCAACAGCTTGATCCTCATTTTGAATAGAAAAACAAAGTTCATCATGGATTTGTATGTGAGGTATGATACCCGCTTCATATAGTTTTACCATTGCCTTTTTTGTCATATCAGCTGCTGACCCCTGTATCAATCTATTCAAAGCTTTATATGTGAATGCTGGTCGATAATGTTTATCAAAGTATTCACAGTTAGGATCTCCTGGTTGAGAATTTTTAGTAAGTTCTGCAAGATATCTATTTTCTGCGTCTTGTTTTTTTAAGATAGGTACTGGCGACTTAACTATTTGTTTTACGCCATCAACTTCTTTGTATTCACTTATTTCAAACACACCTTTTTCTGCATTCCATTCTTTGTTTATAGGCTCCCACCTATCAAATCTACAAAACCTATCTTCTAGTGTAAAAATATTTTTATTCTTTTCTGCAAAATCCTGTAATCCTTGAGATAGTTTTCTAACAAAAGGAACTTTACTGTGGTATTTTTCAAAAAGCTCCTTTGCTTCGTCATCTTCTAGTTCTAAAGATCTAGCTAATTTATTTTTACCCATACCATAGAAAAGACCTAGGTTGATTGTTTTTGCCTGTTTCCTGGTGATTTTAGCCATTCTAGCGACGATTTTATGAAAATCGGTGCTCGGGTCCTCATTATATTCTGAGGCCATCTCCTCGGCTCCATGAAAGCCGTTCTTTAAAGCATAGTGTACAACTAGTCTAGGCTCTTGCTGTGAGTAGTCAAATGATCCCCACTTGTGCCCTTCTTCTGGTAGAAATAATTCTCTTATCTTACTACCTAATTCACTTCGTGCTGGAATCTGTTGCAGGTTAGGATTACGCATAGAAAATCTACCGGTAACTGTTCCTCCTTGATCTGATCTTATTTGATTTATATCTGCGTGTATTCTACCGTTGTGTATAAATTTTAAAATACCGGTAACAAAAGTGTTAAATAATTTATCTAATTGTCTAGCTTTTGCAATCATTTTTAAATATTTATTTGTGTGTGATTCTAAATATAGTTTTGTTATACTAGCTCGTCCTGTTTTAGGTGTAGTTTTATAATCTGTAATCTTTTGGTGGTCTAACAATGGTTGAATAGAATCAGCAGCCCAAATATCTATATCAAGATTAGTTTCTTTTTTTAATGTTTTTAATATTTCTGCTTGTTCTTTTTTAAGAGCGTCGCCAAATGTTTTTGCTTTTTCTTCATCGACTTTTACTCCTAAGAATCTCATCTCAACAAGACATGGAAATAATCTTGTTTCAATATCAAATATGTTTTCTAAAGTTTTTTTATTTTTTGATTCTGTGCCTATTGGAGTTTTAATTATTTTTTCAAATTTATTCCAAAGTCTTAACGTAAGTAATACATCTTGCTCTGCATAATCTGCAACTAAATCATAAGGTAGTTTGTGCATGTTAGTCATAGGATCAGATATCCCATGCAGTTCTTTTGCTTTATCTGTTAAGTCATACTTGTATTTGTTGTCATTTAAATAATCTTTTGCTAAAGAATCTAAACTATATTTTTGTCTGTTCTCATCAATTATAGAAGCTGCAATCATGGTATCATACACAGGTCCTTTTAACATCATGCCAGTGGCTGCACGTATCCAACAAACGTCATACATTGCATTGTGAAATACTTTTGTAACTTTTTCGTTTTGAAAAATTGTTTTGTTTAATTTTCTCCAAACTCTATTTTTGCCGTGATTGTTTCCTTTGTGTGCTATTGGATAATATAATTTTACATCGTTAAATGCTACAGCTATACCACAAACCTTACCCTTACCTACTATGGCCCCTGATCCGTGAGTCTTGAGGTCTGGATCGTGTGTCTCTAAGTCGACAGCAACGATATCACCATTTGTTATAGCATCTAATTCTTCTAGTTCTGGTATCATTTATAATCTCTCTCAATGATCATTTCTATAAAATGTATTGCTTTCAATAAATCTTCTTTACCATTTTTATCTTGATGTCTTATGATGTATTTTATAGCACATCCTTCAGGATATAAAAGTTTATTCTCAACCACAAACTTACTGGGCTGTATGACATACTTTTGATAGTGACTCCCACCGTGTTGCTTGTCCCATACTTTACTCATTACATGTCCTCCTTTCCTGCAAATGTTAAGTTAGTTGTACTTTTTAATAACCATAAAGTTTTTCTTGCACGTGAACATGCAACAAACTTCATTCTCTTTTTTGAAAACGGATTCTCTTGTCTTGTTAATTTAAAATCAAATACTACGTTATCAAATTCTTTACCTTTAATTGTATGTATGTTTTCTAAAAACACTCTTTTCTTTTCTAAGTCTCTATTGTTGTTGACTATTTCTCTAATATAATTTTTCATTTGAATTGTTAAAACTTTACTAATCTTTTGAAAGTCATCTATATTTTTTACACCAGGGACGACAAACCCTTTGTCGACTAACCAGTTAATATCGTAACTACCACTTTCTGCAGCCTCTAATTGTTCAATTGTTTTTAATTGATATTGTGGGTGCATACCTTTAAACATTGCTTTAATTTTAGTTAAAGATTTGTATTCACCCTTTGAAAAACTCAAAAATTCTCTTTGGTTTTTTACTTCATTAGTTGGATATTTAAATTTAAATTTACTTTTTTCTTTGTTAGGTATTGCGACTGGCATACCTATCTCCATCAAATAATTTATCATTTCTCTAGGTTCCCCGCCTCTGTATGTAAATATAAAATCTTCTGTAGTATTTTGTATTCTATTTTTAAGTTCAGACGCAAAAGGGTCTTGCGTCAAACTAGATAAATAAAATAATTCACCTTCTACAATTTGACCTTTTTCTTCTCTAGGTTTCCATATTCTAGTATACTCATACTCTTTCCAGATATCCTGTATAATTTTTTTACAATACTCATTAATAACTCTCGGGCACCTGTAACCTTGCTCTAATTCTATTTCCGGATCTGCAAACTCTCTGTGAAACGAATCAGGATCAGCTCCTGCAAACTCAAATATAGCTTGGTCTGGATCCCCTGCTTTGTAAAAGTAATCTACATTTTTTGACATTACTTCTTCAGCTTTTCTTTGTATGACACTTGAGTCTTGTGCTTCGTCTACTATTAATATTTTTATATCTTTACATTTTTTTTCTGACTCTTCTGTATTATTATAAAAGTCTTCAACCATATCTTGAAAGTCAAGTATTTTAGGTGTTCGTCCATTTACTTTTTCATTTGTTTTAAATTTAACATAGTGTTCTTGCATCTTAATTAATTCTTCAGCGGTATATTGGTAGTCTTCTTTTTCTTCAAATGTCAAACTTCTGTAATAATCTAATATTTCTTGACCATTATCTCTTGCAAAACTCATAAACCTAAAGAAAGGATGTATTGCAAATAAACCCTGTACACTGTTGAATTTTTTATTTGATGTGTGTTTATCAAACATTGGATACAAAGTTTTTAAAATATCATAATCTTCAATTAAAAAAGCTTTTCCTTTTACACGATTCATGCAAAACTTATGAACCGTGGTTACGTTTTCTTCAAGAGATGCTTTTGATTGTTTAACTCTATGAAAAATTTCATGTCCCGTTTTCTTTTGAAAATTATCAATACTTTCATCAGCATATATTTTTCCTCTAATATGATCTGCTGCTGTATTGGTATGAGAGATAACTATTATGTCTGCTGGAGAATAGTTCTCTACTAAATGTTTATAGTATATTTCAACTAGTTTGGTTGTCTTTCCTGTACCTGGTGGTCCTGCTATTCTAATTTTCTTCATGTTCTATTTTCTTTGTTTCGTCTCCTAATACTGAATACTGTTCGGTGTCAGAAATAAAATGCCATGTTGGACAAGACACTTCTTTTTTAGTTACATCGTTGTATACTTTTCCGTTTATTTTTTTAGCTTTCATAATATGTTTAAGATTAAAACATATTTTTTTTACTGATGTGTTATCTTTTTGAGATCTAAAATATTCTACTAATCTATTTAATTTAAAATGAAGATCGTGGGTCTTTTGATCTACAAAACATCCTCCTTCTAACAGTGCGTCTTGACCAAAAGAAACTGTAGCTTTTCTAATAAAAGAATAGATCATCATCTTAAATTCATTGTCATCACTTGCTTCTTCGTCTGCTTCTTCAAAGACTCTTTTTTCTAATCTTGCATATTGAAAGGCATGAAAATCTCCTGGTTTCATTTTTAATATTGCTGTATGAGGAAAGTTTCCTGCATTAGCTAATATGTTCACCCATTTTTGTTTGTCTATTATGTCAGACCCTTGCATGGGAACTTTTATTCTAATGTAACCCTCACCTGTTCCATTTTTTACATCAACAGATTCATAAAAAATTGGAGGTTTACTTGTATACTCTGTAATGTCACCAACAGCTTGCTCTGCTTCAACTAAATCTGCGGCTTGCTCCGGACTTATTCCACATAAATGTCTAACACATGCAGAGGGATCACAGTGTTTTTTTATTTGTGGCCTTTTACATAAATATTTATATTCTCTGTCAGTTGATTTTAATACCGTGTTATCTATTTCTTTCTCTTCTAACGGCCTCGCCATATATTCTTGGTTAAAATGTTTAAGCAAAGTTTTCGCATCCATTTTACTGTATGCTTCTATTTTATTAACACCTTTTTCTAATGCTCTCATAGACCAGGTATACATGTGTAAAAGATAGTCGTTTCTATTTTCGTTTGGAATCTTACCGTCATTTAGTTTTAAACAATTTTTTGTGCACGGTAAAAAGAAATCTTCTAATGTTTTTTCCTTTGGTTTTTTTACTTTCTTTACAGTATCTGAAACTTCTTCTTGTAAATAATCTATTAAATCTGTTTGTGCATACTGATCATACATTTCAAAAAACTGATCAATTGATGCGTCTTCAAAGTCGTCTGTGTATGCGTAAGTGCTTCCTTCTTCATGATTAAAGTATGGCATGTTAAGCCAGGAACCATCTTTTTTATCTGCTAGTGATGTCTGCATTGGATAAACTCTATCTAAAATATTTGCAAGACCAAGTTTACCTGCAAATTTTTTCATAACTAATTGTACTTCTTCTGCACTCGTAAACTGTTTCATAAACATATAAACATGTGCCCTACCACTTTTTGATCTAAACATTATTAATGGTAGTTTAAGCTTTCTAATTTTTTGTAATAAACTTTCGTAGTCGTAATTATTTACGTCAATATCTATTGCACCCCATTTACAGGTGCCATCATCTTTAAGAGGAAAAATACCTAACCTATTACCTAAACCATTGAGATGATTCTCCCAAAGTTGATTTGTAAGAGGCTTATGTTCGATCCAAGGTCTACCCTCAACTTTTACAGAAAGTTTTTTATCATTCTTTTTAAATTGACCGTAGGCTCGTTCTAATCCTTCAAATATATTTATAAATTTCTCAATCATATATTATAAGTGGGCGTTTCCACTCTCGCTTAGACGCCCACTACCTAGGATATTATAAATCTAATGAAGCTTTTTT